GAGGCTTGTTCTATCTCACCACTTTCACGAAGGTCGGACAAGCTAGGTCTACAACCATCTCTTCTTTCAACTCCACGACTTAGTTGCGACAGGGCGATGATAGTGATGTTTAACTCTTTAGCGAGATTCTTCAACTCACGAGCCACAACTGCAACCTCTTGCTCTCTAGAGTGGCCACTACCTTTTACTAATTGTAGGTAGTCAACTAAAACAAACTTAACATCTTTTGTTATAACGTATTGCCTTATCTTATTAAGTAGGTATCTAAGAGACGAGTCTTTACATTCGTCTATAAAAAGCAGGGTATCCTCTAGTTTACCAATAGCCTTGTTTATTCTTTTTAGTTCGTCATCCTGGATTGTACCCTTCATTATATACCTATTGTTTACCTCACTCTCTAAAGATACTAGTCTTTGCAGGAGCTGAGTATCACCCATCTCGTAAGAGAATATAGCTGAGGGTACCCCAGCCTTAGCACAGTTATAACAAAAGGCTAGACCAAGTGATGTTTTACCCATAGAAGAAGCACCACCAATAACAACAAGATCAGTCTCTTGCCAACCACCAGTAAACTTATCTACTGACTGAAAACCCGTAGGTAACCCTACCATGTTATCAGAAGACATCCTTCTTTGTATGTCGTCATGAAGAATCTTTAACTGCTTTTTTATGTCAGGTATATCACTTCCTTTAACTTCAGATATAGCCTTCATTTCTTCATCAACAAATTCTATAACATCAAAAAGGTCGTCTCCATTATCTACCCTTTTAACCGTTGATTCAGCCAACTTCTTTAGCCTTATCTTCTTATCTTCTTGTGACAGATAAAGAACCATGTTCTTCATTATATAACCATAGTGGTCAGAACTCATGCACTCAGCCACCCTTAAGTCAGCCAAAGGGTCTTTAACTGATGCAGATATATCAATCATATCTACTTTATCACCCTTGTCTAACTTGTTAGAAACCACTTTATATATTTTTTTATTAAGTGGATCTGTAAATATTCTATCAGACAAGAGGCTATGGCAATTATAATACTCCTTAGGTTGACTCATTATTTTTCCTATCAACCTCTTCTCCATGTCTGCGTTATCTTTCATCTTGAATATATTTAGGTTTTACGTAGCTACTCTTCGACTTTTTCTTACTAACAACTTCATTTTCCCAAGACCTTTTATTAATCCAGGTTGTAGGGTTTTTTCTATACTTTTTATCAGGAGTTGCCTCAACATATTTCTCCACAGCCTTTATGGCTTTACCCATATCGGTAAGTGATAGATTTAGAAAAGCTTTTCTTGCAGTTGGCCTATCTACTTTTTTGTCGTATAAAGTATAGAACATTTCAAAGGCCTTGTCTTTCCTGCTAGATTCATTCTTAGTATCTAGGTCTTGAGATAACCTAAAATCCGTAGTACAAAAGTGATTGTTGATATTCTGGAATACACACTTAGCCTCGATCTCAGTTGGGTATATTGATTGATATGTATTAGAGTTTATATGAAAGTTTATTACCCTCCCATCTATCTCTATAAAGTCTACCTTTTCAAGATTAACTATATCGGTGTTTGAAACTCTGTATTTCATTTATTTTTCGATTCATAAAAGTAATAGGCTCATAGGTTTTGTTCGGAAATCTTACCTGCAGTAGCTATGATTATAAGAGTTTAACTGCTCTCACTCACGCCTACTTTACTTCAATAGTTGTTAGAACGGAAGGTCGTCAGCTACTGCTTCTGCCTTCTTAGGTTCTGGCTTGAAAGTATCAACCTCAACATAGTGAGTTTTCCCATACTCATCAGCACCATTACGCTTTTTAACAACCTTTAATTTAATGTACTTGTCTCCATTAGTGCCGTCAAATATATGGCTACCTGCTTGAGACTTTAACTTAGTTAGATTTAAAGAGAACTCTACTAGATCTCCATCAAATTTCTCTACTCCGTTACCTACATAAATTTTTTCTGTGTTACTCATAACTTTCAGATTTAAAATAATTAATTAATGCGTACCTTTCTGTTACTTCTAAATATCTTGATATTACCCTGGCGTGCTTAACTCTAAACTCGTCAGGTTTTTTTAGATATTTAAATAGGGTAGGACGACTTAACCCTAATACTTTAGATAAAAACTCAACAGTTATCTCTTTTTGTTTCATTTTTTCTTTCAATGTCATAACTCATGTATTTCTATGTAATTATCAATAACATCCTCATTGTCTATAAAATATCTTCTATAGACATCTAATAGATATTTATACTCATCTCTACCCCTCTCTATAAACTCATCACCAGTATTGAATACAGACACATTATATGGTCTTTCTTTCTCTTGTGTTATAAATACAAATTTATCACAATTAAAGCCGTCCATATAGAATGCTGATTGCCTATCGTATCCATACTTCTTACAAGAGTTAGAGAAACCCCAATAGCTTCCATCAGATGTTGTCTTTAAGTCTATTAATGTCTTGCCATTTCTATAATCTGCTTTTCCCTTGCAGTAAACACCAGTATCAACATCCTGCCAGGCGTTAGCAATCTCCCTCTCGCCCTCTACTTGAAGAAGATCCCTAACTTCTGAATGATTAAATAAAACATCTTGCATGTACATAATCTTATCATACTCTTTCTGCAGAATTATAGTTGGTGCTTCAGAGTTTTTTTCTTTAAACTCTTTATAACCTTTGGTAGTCCTTGTAGCTGAGTTAAAAACCAGAACTTTATTGTTAAACTCGTTTGGCTCTAACATAGCTACATGATATGCTCTACCAAAAATCATAGGTAGAGTTTCTTTATTGAGTTCTGGGTTATCCCTCATCATCTTATAAGTTCTAATATCTTTCTTTATTAACCCTAACTGCGAGTTCGTTACAAACTCGTAGTCAGAGTAATAAAATGAGTCATCAATTAACTTTTTTATGAAATTATCTAAACTCATTAAGACAAAGTATTAGATATGTTTATCAGCTTAGATAGTTTGTCTGATTGAGTTTTTGTTAAGGCGTAACCATTCATTTTCTGTTGAACAACTGCACCCTTGCCTTGCTCTATAGCCTTTAGCATGGCCTCATATTGATTGCTTGATAGCTTAGGTTTAGATGTAGCCTTCTTAGTGTTAGGACTAGTTCCTTTAACGGCCATATTACCATCATCATCATCTCCAGTAACCACACCTACGAATGATGCTAAAGCGTATCTTCTTGCGTAAGATATTGCAGAGCCTACACCATGTGCATCTTCTTTTGCAGGTATATAACATGTTGATGCTAAATACTCCCCACTTGAATGTGATAGAATTGTGGTAACCCCACCTACATCTGTAGGCATTTGGATAATAGCAAGTTCGTTGTCTGCTAGTAAATTACGAACAGAGTCCCAAACTGAGCCAAGATCAGCATAGCTTGATTTAAAGAAAGGGTTTTTTGAGTTTTCTTTAGCAGGTCTTAATTGAGCCTGCACTTTTGATAAGGCAAGGGTTAGCTTGCCAATTGTTTCTGATTTTTCCATAACTTTTATTAAATTTAATTGTAATTCTGGTGGCTAAATTAGTAAATAAATTTTACCCACCAAAACTTTTTTTACTTTTTTCTTTACATTCTTTTAATTCTTTTTCAAGTTCAGCTACTCGTTTTTGTAGTTGCTCTATCGCTACCATTCGGTAGTCGTTATTGTTTTCAATGTGCGTCATGATAGTGAATTTTTAGTCCATTGTGTAGCCATTGCTTTGGCTATACCTGGAAATGTTTTACTTCTTAATGTACTTCTCTCTTGTGGTGTCTTAGCGTTCTTAAGTGCATCAAAGTACCACTTAGGTTG